CGTTTCTCTTCTGAGAAACTCCACTGTGCTGAACAGGCTTAAAGCCTAACAAAAAAATAAAAATTAGGCACTTTTATGCAAAATGCCTAATTTTTATCATGCGTTTCTATGAATTTTTGTGCAATTCCTTAGAATTTACCTGCTTTAGCAGCTTCCTCAATATAAGCTTAAAAGTACGAGTTTATGCGGTTTGTTTGGTGTGCTTATAGCAATAATGTAGAAATAGTTTAATTCCTACAACGTTTATTTTTGGTTTTCAAATTTATCAAAAGTCATTCTATATTTTTATAATAACTTACATCATACCTGAAAGCAATCCTTTATTAATTCTTTCTGTTAGAATATAAGGCTGCACAAGTTTTTTTGCCACAGTATGTTCCTGTTGTTCTCCATCCTAATTGCTTCCAATATCTCTTGAGCTGTGCTGTGGTCATTCTTCCCCAGATTCCATCCACTTCAATGTTAGTTCCAGAAGTCAGTGAATTTAGTTTCTTCTGCATCCACTTGATTGCTCCTTTGTCGGATGTCTTCTTTACTGCAGTGTACTTTTCCGGGTCATAATCTGGTCTTGCAAATCCACGGATCACACTCTTGCTCCTTGTTCTTCTCATGACTACTCCACCATTATCGTCGCTACTCCTTGATGTATTTCCTTCGATCGTTGTATATGTACCGTCTGAATTTGCTTTTTCAACAATACCAATGTGAGATGCTCTACCTTTTCCAAAATCCATCAGACAAAGATCTCCTGCCTGTCCAGTGGAGTGCCAACGATCATGTTTTTTATAATAGTTTTCTACGTCTGGGCAGTATGCTGTCTTTTTACCGCCAAAGAACAAATCTGATGCATCACACATCTTAAAAATATCCCATACAAATGTACAGCACCAAGGATAGCTTGATCCAGATACCACTCTTCCATAATAATCGTTATTGAATTTGACTTTGTTACTGTTTGCTGGATTTTCTTTTGTTCCGAGATAACTTACTGCCTTTTTAATAATTGTACTTGCTTTTGCCATTTTATTTTTCCTCCTAATCTGGTAATTCTTCTGTCATATCTTCTAAAAACTTCTGTATGTAATTTCTAACTCTTACCGGTACTGGTAAGCCACATAATGCTGCATTTTTTAAAATACTGACTGCCTCATATAATCCGTCCATAAGTGCAAAAAATTCTGACAATCCTAACTTTTCCACTCCCAGGAACTGTACATACTGTTGGGGTACAAGACTTAATACGTTAATGTGTGCTATCATATCAATTCCCATCAAAAAACAAATCGATATCAGCATCGTGACCTTTCTGATTGCTCCGTCAATTCCAACACAACTGTTGAATTTATGTTCTTTGATTGCTCTGCATGATCCTAAGACCGTATCTAGGCAGACTTCAATCATCACAATTCTGAAAAACATATTGTTGCTTAGTAACATAATAAATTCTTTCATCATTTAAATCTTCCTTTCTTCTTATTATATTTGCGCATAAAAATAGGGCCCATAGAGGTCCTGCTCTGATTTCCATATTCTCTTTCATTCTATTCTTCTACCTCTGCATCCTGAATCTCATAAAACTTATTTGTGAACTCTGCAATATCTTTTCTGATCTGCACTTTATTCGCTTTGTAAAGATCGCGATCCTGGATTGTCTGGTTTACATTATCATTACCTGCTCCGTCTGATGTTACATTTGCGGATAAATAAACTACCTGTTTATCTACATCCCCATCCTTTACTGTGATTGTTCCTGTAAGTGTTGTGCTTTTCTTTGTTTCTAACATAGTTATGCTCCTTTCATTTTGCATAAATATAGGCATCAGCGATTAAGCCAATGCCTAAGTTAATTGTTTTATTGTTTTTTCTGCCTGCAATAATCTTATCTGCAGATCATTGATGATTGCTTCTTGCATGTCAATTCGACCTGCTTGATATATTAAATCTTTTCTGGTCTTTTGGATCATAAAGGTGTTTGCTCCGATCAATTCATCATATGCTAATGTGTAAACTTCAGTCATGTTATTTTCGCCATATGTTTTTTCGGCATACTCTGGGTCTATATGGTGCGTTGCACATATTCCAAATTGTTCATTGTGAGATTTCCCATAATCGTTCAAAACACTATTTACATTCTGTGCCTTGAAACCTATGTGATAGGAAATGTCGGTGTCATCTTTGAATCTATACTTAATCGGTTCCAATTGCATATAACTTTTAATGAAATCATCGTCAAAATGTCGAAAATCTTTCTTGATTCTTTCGTCAGAGCTGTTACGGAATCCTTTTCTGGAGCTAACTCCTGATGTTTCTATATACATCATTCCAGAGCCTGAGTCATTATTTACATAGAATGCATGATATCCAGCATAATAGTAAACATTGTTTGTATTATTATAGTTTCCACAACTTATATATGCATCATTTCTATCTCTCCATGTATAATGTCCACCAGAAGCATTATAAATCCAACCACCTGCAATAAAATCCGTTGCATATAAATTTCGATAACATTCAACACCATCAGAAACAGATTTTAAATAATAATCTCCGCCAATACCAAATTTAAACCATGTTGAGTAAATATTTGTATCATTCGCTGTACCTTGGACCGATAAGTGTCCATCAACAAGCCATGCAGTATCTCCTGCATCGCCAATATTACCAGTTTTTATATTTCCATAAATAGTTGCATTTTCAGCCACAAAACTTCCATCGTAACCAACTCTAAAAGGAGCAGAATTGCTATCTTCAGCGCCAGCCCAGAAAGCCTGATTTCCGCCAATACCAGATGCATTGCTTCCGCTGTTTGTCATCAGATATGTTGACGTAATATCATAGCGGCCAATCTTACCTTCCGTAGCTGTAATCTGTCCACTAAACGTACCAGTCGCACCTATCAAGTTTGCACCTGTTATCGTGCCTGTTGCGGTGATATCTTTGGCAAATATACTATTAACGTCGATTTTGTCTGCTGTAATGGAACCAGCTGCGATTCTATCAGCACTGATATATCCAGTTGTAATGATTCCACCATCAATAGTGGTTTGATCTGCAATCATTTGTTCAGCAATTATCGCACCACCTGGCAGATCTGCACTTGCTCCAGACCAAGTTACTAATACTCCGCCTCCGTATGGATTATCAAATTTAATAACACGACCACCATCCCAAGAGTCTGTTTTGGCTAAATATAAATCCCATGTACTGGTTGCGGTTTTAATGATTCGCCATGCTCTTGCAGGAGTTCCTGTTTGTTTAAAACTCCCCATTCCAGGGTCTGTGTTTCCTGCGTTACTAAATCTGATTCTACATTCAGTGTAACCATGTTCCCTATGGTTAACGCCAAAAATAATATTTTGATTGGCATAATTCTGTTTTACTTGTAGTGTTGCTATTTTAAAAAATCCTTGTTTGTTTCCACCGCTACTAAAATTTAAATATGAAACATTCGTTTTATTATTTATAGTATCTTTCAGAGATTGATCAAAACTATTAAAAGTAACCTTCCCAGTCAACTTAATATTATTAGCAATAGCAGTCAAGGCATTGTCTGTTAATGCTAGATTGCTTGATGTACTTTCACCCTTAACAATCCACTCAAACTTCTTAGCGGTCTGATTAGCAATAGTTTCTACATTTACGATCTTTCCATTTACATCTTCTGGTGCTAATGTGAAAGGCGTGGCAGAAGTACCACGTTCGATCTTTAAACAGATTTGTGAAATGTCGGAAGGAGTAATAGCTGACTCGTCTTTATACCTTACAATTACAGCAATGTATTTAGCATCTTTCATATCAACAGTTCTTGGAAAATCGCTCCAAGCAGTGCTAACATAACTACTCCCTAGCCACTTTTTGTTAACATCAAAAGCAGTGATCCAATGTTGAATTGGCTTTTTAGATTGATTGCTATAAGCGTTTGAGATTGTAATTGTTCCAGAAACAGGAACTAATTCTTTAACACGTATTCTTGTTGTCATAGAAGACTTGTTTGTATCGTAATCACAACCTACATTTGTTTTGCTGTCTTGGAAACTTCCTTGCTCCCAATTAGAAGGAAGATTACTTACTAAGTTCTGCCCGTTGATCTTATTGTCTTCAGGAGCTGGTGTCCAATCGGTTGATTTGTTGCCTTTTTCTACTTTGAACCAATCTAAATAAACATTTCCGCCAGCTACACCTTGCGATAAAAACGAATAAGCTTCTATTTGGAACGCACCGCTTATCTTTGGTGTAAATTGCCAACTAATAACCGTATTTTCCTTAGATTTAGTGGACTTCTGTATTGAGTCTTTCCAATCATTTCTATAAAGAAACACAACTAATGATCCATCACCATCAACAACTCTGCCACAAAACGATATTGTATATGTTACACCTGCTTGTAAGTCAACGCTTAAATGTCTACTTACAACAGCATAAGAAGACCCTTGTTTTTGCGGTTTGGAATCTAATACTAAATTTCTTCCACCAATTTCTAAATTAGCAAGATTCGTTTCTGTACTAGAAACCCTTGTAGTCAATCCCGTCAGGCTTGTTTCAACTTTCGTGACTCTTTCCTGTGTTCCAGCTAAATTTGATTTAACCTCAGATACAGTCTGCGTTGTTCCTGCTAAATTTGATTCAATCGTATTAGCTTTCGTTGTGACAGCTGTGATCGAGTCATTTTGATTGTTTAGAATTGTTGTATGTTCGCCGATCGTAGTTTTCATACTGTCCACGGTAGCTACAGTAGCGTTATATCGACTTAACAAAGCATCATAGTTTCCTTTGATCGTTGTATCTTCGGAAATCAGACTTGATATCTGTCCCTTCATCGTACTGATGCTTGTTGTGTGAGATGTTGTGATCTCTGTGATGTTGTCGATCTGAGATTGTGTATCTTCTGGTGCTGGTGTCCAGTCAGTAGCTTTTGAACCTTTTTCAAGTTTAATATCCCACAAATGAATAGTGTAAGCATCTGTTCCGTTCGAATATTGATTAACTCTTAATTTATATTTGGCTGTAACGGCTGGAGTAAATATAACATATCCTTGTCGCATATCAAAAAAGTCATTCGTTGTATCACTACATAACCATAACGTCACAAGTTTTTTAGACGGATCTTGTCCATTTGTATCATGGTTCGCAGTCCAATTTCCATCAGTTTTTGCTTGTAGTACATATTTTTTTCCAGCTTCAAGTTCGATAGAGGTAATAATATTTTGATATACAATCCACCCATCTGCTCTTGAATCCGTCTTTTCAAAAGGTGCGTCTTTAGTATAAGAAGAAACTCCAGTCAATAAATTCCTACCACCGACCTCTATATTATCCACAGCACTATCAGCATAGCTCTTAGCACTGCTCAACGCACTGTTTGCCTGTTCTAAGGCATACTTCTGTGCATCGGATAACTTACCATCCGCATACAGCTTAGCACTGCTCAAATTATCTGCTACTGTTGTTTCCATTTCATTAAACACGACGTCTAACGTCTGGTTCTTATCGTTCATAACGATTGTAGAAGATTTCAGTTTCGTCGTAGAACCATTCACTTCCTTGATTACACTGTTAATATCCAGTTTCGAACCAGAAATATTTGCATCATCCGCTACAATACCATCTCGAATAATCTTTCTCTGAATCGTTTTCTCCGTAGCTCCAAGAGCATCCCAGATCAGATTCCCATTCTTATCCCAGACAGACATGCTGTAATCGTTTGAAGCATCTTTTCCGATCTGGACCCTGACACGGTTTGCATCAGAAATCTGAATGGTATTATCACTCCATTTTGACTTACCATCAGAACTATGTACCGTCAGATTTGTTGTATTAATGTCCATACCTGTGATCTTATCAAACGACAGATTCTCAATCATTGCATTTTTGATCATGCCGTTTTCAATCGTTGTATTCTTTGATGTCAATGTTAAGTTCTGAATGTTGTCAGATGTAAGATTGCCGTTTACTAACGTGTTGAGATTAGCATAACTACTTTCCAATACTCCAACTCTGCCGACTGCTGCATTAAGGTCCGTGATCGTAGCTTTTGTTGCAACTAATTTATCGATCTCTGCATCTTTTGTTTTCAGCTTTGCAATCTCAGCGTTGGTAGTATTTAAATTCGTAATCGTTGCATAGGTAAGTTTTGCATCTGTAGCTTTTAGGTAATCAGCCTCAATATTCGCAATTCTAGCATTTGTCGCGTTAAGATTCGTCGCGGTTGCTTCTTTAAATGTTGCATGGTCAGATTCTAAGGTGTTAATTTTTGCATTTGACGCCTGTAAGTCATCTGTGAATGTCTGTTTAAAATTTGCCACATCAGTTTTTAAAGTTTCAAACTCACCTGTTTTAAATTTCAAAACATCTCCAGACAGATTCTTGATCGTTGCATTTGTCGCTGTAAGATTATCCACCATGAGTTTTTTTACAAATGCTAATTCGTACTCAACTCGTTCTGCCATTTCGGTTATAGGACCTTTTGTGTCAGAATCATCTTCCTCGGCGGTATTCCCATAACTTGCAATTGTCTGCATCAATCCACCGTCATAACTTGTTATCAATGATATGATCGGTATTGTGAATTTCATGCCATCATTTTTTACAGCAGTAATAATATCTCCGATATCAAGTCTCGTATCTCCGATAAATCTTAATGCTGCAGGTGTGAATACTAAGCCTTGGACAGTATTGTAAACACCGTCTAATATATTCTGTGTCATAACCGGATTTTGCATACTTATGCCGGTAGCTCCTGATCCAGATAAAAGTGTCTGATCTGAGTTATCACATGTCAGTCTTTTGATACTGAAACTTTCTTCTGTTTCTTGCAGATCGTTATAAAATATATTGCTTGGAATCTCATATGAAATATCCTGATACCATCGAAACTCGATCATTCCAGTTCTTCCACATATAGCAAATTTGCCAAATAATCCTGCGATAAATCCGATGGTTTCTTTGTATGTATATCCATCAAAAGGATTTACATATGTTGTGATCACTTCGCTTTCATCGGTTTCTTCGTTGTAATCACCTTCCTCAATGATCGCTCTTTGATTGATCTGGATTCCTCGCTGTAATGTAGATGTATCAATCGCCACGCCTGTCATCGTGCTGATTTCAGCCAATATATCTACTGCATCCGTTGGATAACTTAATTTAGAATAATATGCCCCATTGCATCTGCTTGCTAATCTATCATATGCGGTAAACGTAACCTTGTTGCTTTCAATCTTGGGATTCTGGATCGTATATAACCCCATCGGCATATACTCCATCTCTCCATCGACTTCCACGCCGATCTCCAAACTAACTTCTTTTCCAGACAATGCAATTCCTTTATTCTCGATCGTTGCCTGAACATAGCTCGCCACCGCACTCCCGATCGTTATTTCTTCCGCACCAGACGTTATTGTAAAATTCTTTACAGATTCTACTAATACTTTTTCATTCTCCAGAAGCCTTGTATTAAATTTTCTGTTTGACCCTGCTATTGCATCGCCAAATTTTTTACTTGCCTGATACATATAGCATCACCTCCGGCTTAGTCTTCGATCATAAACATCAGGTCTTCAATATCGGCTACAGATGGGATGTCATAACGATCTGCATTTTCACATCGTTCAAGTTCGGCAAATGAAACTTTCATGATATCGATATCAGTATCTACTTCCTGCAGTTCTTTGATTTCTTCATTTACAATCTCTTTGCTTTCATCTGTCATTTCATACTGGTTTTCTTTCACGATCGGCTTATCGTCCTTATCTTTTTCTGCGTATCGTTCACAAATCTTAAGGCGGTTTTCATCATATTCTTCGATTGCTTTTCGGAATGCTTTCATATTTTTAGAAATTGCATATCCTAATTTTGCTGTGTAAACTTTGCTTGACTGTTTCACTAATCCTTCGTGGATTCTCATAATCTCTTTTAACTTCATTTCCATCTCTCCTATTTCTGCACGATCTGAACGCTCGCACTTTTATAATAATAAATACCATCCCCGATATACCCCAGATGTTCTTTTGTAAGAGTTCCGCGGTATACAGTGATGGTATGTGTTGTTCCCATGTCTCTAAATGTGATCGGAAAGAATCCTTTCACAAGATTATTTTTTATCTTCTTAACATCGGACTCTGTGAGGACTCCCCACTTGATATCCAATGTCTTTTTCTCTGCAATTGCTTCTCCAATCATATCTCCTGATGATGATCGTTCGGTATTGGCACTCCAGATGATCTCATCCGAAGTGCTTAGCTCAACCGGCTCTGGCAATGCAGCGTTTCCACATGTCAGTGTTGCCATCTTATTTCTCCTTAGATCAGGATCGGTCGTTTGCCGGCTCTGATATCTGCGTTGTTGTTGTCATTTACGGTTTTGGTTATTTTCTTGCCATCCAGGTAAACATCTGTATCAATAGATTTGACAGCATTGATCAGTTCCATGAGCAGGCGGATGATTTGATCATCTTTACTGCTGCCACCAGATAATTCTGCTGCTTTCTTTGCCATGGCAATCATCTTGTCTTCTGGAGCTACAACCTCGCCCTGATGTCGGTTATCTCCGATCATCGCTAGCTGTGGAGTGTTTTTCTTTACGTAGCCACCTTGTGCTAATTTTGGCACCCTGCCTTTGATGTTTACTCCCGGTATTTTGTTTATTACACCAATCGCTCCATTTATGGTGCCAGCAATTCCATTCCATGCCGCTTTCAAAGGTCTAGTAAAAACGTCTTTAAACTTAGCTACTAACGTTGTGCTTGCTTTTGATCTTAAATAACTCCACGCTTTTGATATTTTAGATACACCCTTAGAAGCAAGATTTTTAATTTTAGCTTTTAAGGTTACTGTTTTACTTTTGATTGTATCGAATGCACCTTTTACAACATTAAATTTTTTTGTCTTAATTGCATCATATGTAGCAACTACTGTTTTCTTTATATCGCCAATTTTAGATATAATTCCACTCTTAACGCCGGACCACCAATCACTAGCGGTTTCCAGTACACCTTTAACTTTTGCTTCGATACCTTCTACTTTCTCAGCAGCTTTTTGTTTTACACCAGACCACCAATCTCTTGCAGTATCTAACGCACCTTGAACCTTAGCTGCAATATCTCCAATCTTCTCTTTTGCTTTTTCCTTAACATTGGACCACCAGTCCCTTGCGGTATCTAATGCTCCCTGAACCTTAGCCACGACTCCAGCAACTTTTTCTGCTGCCTTCTGTTTCACATCGGACCACCAGTCTTTCGCTGTATCCAATGCTCCTTCGACTTTTGCAACTAATGTTGCTGCCTTGTCCTGAATGGAATCCCATCCTTCTTTCAGATTGGCGATCGCACCATCTGCCTTTTCTTTCGCTTCTGCTACCAATGATGCCGCTTTGTCTTTAACGGATTCCCAACCTTCTTTTAGGGTGTTCAGCGCACCTTTAACCTTTTCTTTGGCTTCAGCTTCCAGTTTAGCTTTCTTGTTCTTGATGCCTTCCCAAAGTTTTTTGATTGATTGGATTGGATGAATGTTCTTCTTCGCCCATTTCCATAGACTTTTAAATCCTGTAGCAATTCCAATCAAGAATTTTCCAAACTTGGTTTTCTTAATTTTTCCCCAGCTTTTATAAATCAAAATACCTGCAGCAGCTAAAGCTGTGATCGCTACAATTACTAATCCAATCGGACTTGTAAGAAACGCCATTGCTATTCCAAACGCTTTCGTAACAACTGTGGCAATTGAACATGCTGCGCTCCATGCTTTTGTAGCAATTGTCATTGCTGTCTGTGCTACTTTAGTCGCGATCATGATAGCTTTATTCTTGATCATCTGTGCTGCTTGTTTTACAAATTCTACTGTTGTTTTTGCAATTCCGACAGCTAAATTCTTAACATATGATGCGCCCAACAGAATTGTCTGTTTAATATCGGCTGCTTTTGCTGTTACGGCAAGTTTGATCTTACCTGCAAGAGTAGCAAATGATTTTGCAAATGGAGCAACTGCATCTTTAGCATATAAAGCATTTAAGTATAATGTTTCTGCTTTATCTTTGATCTTCGCTACTGTTGCAAGCTTAACCATTTCAGCGAGTGCTTTGAATGCTTTTCCTGCACCGCCCATCTGACCGATCAATGATAGAAACTTCATTCCTTTGACTGCTGCATTGAATCCAAGAAACGCTACTGTGATTGCCTGCACTGCTCCCTGATGTTTATTGATCCAGTTTGCTAATCCGTTCAATCCCTTAACCAGAAGATCTAAGAATCCGATGATCGCATGTCCGACAAAGTTAGCAAGCGGTTTGAATAAGTGATCCCATGCCCACTGCCATAATGGCTGCAATGCTTTGCATACTGCTGTCAGTACATTTAGTGCTGCGGCTAATAATTCAATCAGTTTTGGAGCAAGTTTCTGCATTGTCCATTTTCCAAGTGGAACCAGCATGTTCTTCCAGATCCATTTGAAAGCACCTATTGCAACCTTACTAAATGCACTAAAAGCTACTCTTAGCTTATCAATTGCTTTTCGTAGATTATCATAGCCTTTCCCAAGTTTCGTAGCTTTTTCATCCTCTCCCTTGGGAAGAGAACCCATATCTACAGTACTGCCAGATGCTCCACTGCCTGCAGAACCTGTACCAGAAGATGGTGCAGAACTCTTTGATCCGGATGATCCTTTTGTTTCAGTCAATTTATTGATCTGATCAAATCCCATCAATCCAGATATCTTCTTTGCCGTCTTTTTGGCTGTGTCTCCAACTTTCTTTGTTGACTTATTCAGCTTATTTGCGGAACTTGTCGCATTGTTCAAGCTGTTAGATACCTTTCCTGCACTTGTCGCCGTCTTATCAAGACTTGCTGACGCTCCACTGGTCTTCTTGCCCATGATCATTGCTGTAAACGACTTGAATGCATTTGCAAGAGTCATTAATTTTCCAAGCACCAAGTTAATTACTTTTACGATTGGCAAGAATAAATTGATCAATCCTTGTCCAATTGAAGCTTTCAGGGAATCAAATTGTAATGACAGAATCCTGATCTGGTTCGCCCACTGATCAGAGGTCCTTGAAAAGTCCCCTGTCGCATTTTGCAACTGTTGCTGTACGAATGCATATCTTAAGGCTACTTTCTCCTGTTCCGTCATGGCACTGGTCGTTTTACCGAATCCATTTGCCAATGCGTATTGATCAAGAGCTGTCTGTGTCATTACAATTCCTAAATCTTTCAACGTCTCCGTTTCTCCGGAGAACACAGATTTCAGTTTCGTGAAAGCTTCATCCTGCGAAATGTTATAGAAAGAAGCAACATCTCCAGCAAGTCCAGTAAGAGCCGTGCTCATCTTGTACGATTCCTTTTCAGAAAATCCAAAAGCATTTGCCATTGCTCCGAATGTTCCGGTAAACTTCTTTGCCATCGTTTCAGAGAGTCCGAATGTACTTGCTGCATTTTGTGCAAATTCGTTTACTTTTTTGTTCATTGTCGGAAACACCACGTCGACAACATTCTGTACCTCTGTTAGATTTGATCCTAGCTCAATACAGTCTTTCGCAAAACTTGTTAATCCTTTTACAGCAAAAGCACCGGCAAGCATCTTTCCTGTCTTCTTTGCTAGGTTCTGTATTCCGCCTAACTGTTTATTAAATTGTTGTTGATTGATCACCAGATCCAGCCCGATCTGACCTACACTATCTGCTGCCATACTTATCACCTACCTTGTCTTACACAAAGTAGGCTGGCTTAGCTACTACAACGGTGCTTACCTATGCTCTTCCCTTTGCGGATCCATACTATATTTACCTGTTTGCATCGGGGACATTTGATTTCCCCTTTTACATACTCTGCAACCATCAATGTCTGGCCGCATTCCTTACATTTTATCTTTTCAATTTGTTATACCTCCTGCCATGTCAACAAATGCCTGTTTCATCGTTTCTAAGAAATCATTTGTTTCTTTTTCTGTCTTTGTCTTAGCGGCTTTTCTTCTCCACTTGTTTCTAATCTCTTTTTGTTCCGGAGTAAACTCTTTGATCACTTCATTATCATCTTCTAATCGGATGGATACGATCCGTCCTAAGGCTGTATCTGGTCCTATTCCACAAAGCAGCGCTTTGAACTCGTGCCATTGCATTTCCTTAAACTCTTTGGAATAGATTCTGATTCCATACTGCTCCGCAAACGAAGATACGATAAGATCCCAATCTTCAAACAGATCATATCCGGGATCAACTACTCCCCCGATTCTTCTTGGTCATCGGTTCTTGAAATCAATGAAACTGCTTCCTGCACAACTGTGACATAATCCCCAAATTTTAAATGTAATTTTTCCAAGTCTTTCTGCGCCTTATTTGTAAAGATAAGATTACAAAGCTTTGTAACAGCTTTCGGTGAGATATCATCCCCATCATCACCAAGCTCTGCCAGAACTTCGATCATGGTTGTCGCATCTGCATTCACTTCATATTTCTTTCCGTTGATCACTAATGCCGGATTCTCTTCGAATTTCAGCTTATCTGTAATATCTACTACTTTTCCCATTCTATCTCCCTTTCAAAAAAGGAGAGGTTTCCCTCTCCTAAACTCCTGGTGTTACTGTTGGTTTACCATTGCTCTGTACTTCAAATTCCAGAGGTGCAACTGCTGTAGAATCTCCTGCTCCTACATTTGTCACATTGATAACTGCACTTGCAAACTTGACAACTGTTTTGTCCGGGAACGTCCATTGAAAATCTTTTTCTACATTCCTTCCATTTTTCCATGCCAATCCTGCAACCGCATCATTTCCGGCATCTCCTACATTTCGTTTTGCTGTAACTGAGATCGTAACGGATTTTGCAGTCATTAATCTGCGTGTCCATCCTTCTGTATCAAATGGAGTCCATTCCTCCACACCGTTATCAAAGGATACTTCGAATGTTTCACAGTCCGCAATATCTTTCATTGCAGCGGTTGCCCCTGATGCTGCAGTGTCGATCTGAAACTGATTTTCGTAGCAAGGATATACTCCGCTTTTAGCTGTTTCGCTCATCGTCTACCTTCCTTTCGTAATAAATGTCAAACCAAATGACACGTTCATAGATTCCTTTGTCATCCGTTCCAACATCTACTGGTTCAGGAACCTGCATGGATAAGAAATCTACTTTTGTATCTTTGATCATGAATTGTTTCTGTATTTCTAATATTTCAAACAGTTCGGCTGCTGCCTGTTCTGTTTCTTTTGAATTGTTGTTCCAGTGGACTAAGACAGATATACTTTTCGTATCATATTTCTTATATCCACCTACTGCATACCGTTTTGGAGCATAGGAACTTCGTTGATACACTCCAATGGATCTGTCTTTTTTGTTGTCTAACTTTCCTGTGTAATAGTGATCAGCTTCAAATACTGTTTTCAGCCAGTCCTTCACATCTGCTAACAAAATCATACGCCACTCTCCCTTCGGTACAGTTTCTTGAATGCTTTCTGTGCAAAGTCTTCATACAATCCACCAGGAAGCCATGGATTAAACCACTCGCCACCTGCAAACGGATTTTCGTATGTCTGAAAATTGTATTCCGGATGGAAATATAACCTTCTGGCATATGGCGTTGTAGATACAATCCTTGTATGTCCTGTTTTGCTGTAAGTATAATCTACAAATGTATTATCATTTTGCAGATTTCCTGTATCAAACGGCATAACCTGAGCTTGTACCACTTCGGTATGCAAAGCTTCTGCTGTCTTTTCCAGTGCTGTGACTTGTGCCTGTGAAAGCTCCCGAAGTCTCTGTGTGTTGATTTTTATAATTGAATTGCAACGGATCATCACATCAACTCCAATCTGGTATAATTGACCGTCCCATCGGGATTTCTTGCTTTCTCTCCACTTACGATCACTCTCTCAACTCCAAAGACTGTTGCGACACCGCAACTGATCACTGGTACATCTGGGGCGATATCTCCACAAAAAAGAGCAGATCCCGTAACCTGTACGATCTTCTGCTCATTTGTCATAACTCTTTTTGCTTTATCTTGATAGTTGCATTTGAAATCCGCATCGATCAGAGTGATCGGCTGCCCTTCCTCTCCAATCTCCTCACTATCAATTCGAATGTGAATATCCGTCTGACACATTGATTTTGGAATTAACTCTGGCCATTTCATCAGATCGCCCCCAATCTCCTGCAGCACAATCCTGTCTGCTCTAACATCGCGTAATTGTCAGCTTTCATGATCACCCCATCCTGAACTGTCACATTCCATCCACCGGCATTGATTCCCATTGACACACCATTGATCGAATAAGAACTTAAGACACTGTTGATCAGAGATTCATTTTCTGCTTCAAAATCTGCCTGTTTACAAACAACCAGACGTATCACATCTTTTTGAAATTCTGTCAGATTCTCAAATCCTCTTGCTACAATACGGTTAAATGTAAGCGTGTCAATGTGTCGGCTTGCGATATACAACCTCTTTTCAAGATCATCCGTTGTGATCACACTGCTGACTTTTTCATAATACTCCTGATCTGCATAAGAGGCGAGTGCCATATGTACCACCTCCTACACTTCGGTATATTCCGTAGTGTCTACGTCAACGTAAACAGAATCAACCTTGCTATCTTTTCCATTCGGGAATACAAATACGTCAGATAATGTTCTGTTCTGATACAGATAACCATCACCTTCTGTGTGTGTTCCTGGATCAAAGTAATAGATGGATGAGATCTTAGGAACTGTCTTACATGTCTGTCCGCATGCGATCAGCACATTGATCTTATGTGATCCTGTTACGGATTTACCTGTGTCTTTCTTTACTGGTGCAAATCCGCCTTCTTCAACTTCCCAGTTAAACTTATCATAGAAGCGTTCATCATCGATAACTTCCATAAGTGTTACGCCATCAATATCTGTGACTCGTGTTTCAATTCCCATACCGCCTTCTGCGATCTGAGTCATCTCAATCTTACGAGTAAATTCTGTAGACAGTTCTAACAGATCCATGATCGCAGATGATACATACATGATCAGTGATCCATTCGCTTTGTATCTGCGAAGTTTTCCTGCTGCAAGGAATCCTTTTAACTTGCTGAATACATTTGCTTTTGTATAATCACTGGAAGCTGTTGAGCTGTGATATCCAGTCACTTTCTGTGCAGCCTGTGCTACTTTAGAGAAAAATAACGCATCTGTTTCTGGAACTACCTGAGTTTGTTCAAAGACTTTGGAAATATTCTGGATAGATGCTGTTGCGTTTGTCTCATCGACATCTGCTTTATCAACAAGAAATGACACATCTCTGTCGTGTTCTACGGTAAATGCAGTATCTGTCTGTGCATAAGTTCCTTTGTTCCATCCGCCATTTCGACTGTGGTTTTTGAATCCAGATACAGACATCTGTGTGAAGTGGAATGTTTTCGCATCCAACCATGTTACATTTGATGTTACGAATGGAGAAGTTAATGTTCCCTGCATTAAGATCTCCAGGAGTTCCGGCTCCCATACCTGTGCATAATTTAATGCCATTCTTTCTTACCTCCTAATTAAATCGGTTCCATCGTTTTGTTGGTACCGATTTCTGCTGTGGTGTATTGCCGCCAGTCTCTCCGCCATGCTGCTGACCAACTCCGATCTGACGGAATCCTGTCTGCTGTTCCTGTGGTTTTAACTGTGGCACATCTTCCAATACTTTGTTTAATGCTTCTTTTAATTTTTCGGAATCAATCTTTCCATCCTGTACGACCTGTGACACGTCTGCCAGTTTTAACACGTAAGGCATTGTTTTTAAGTCGATCCCAAGTTCTCCAGATAACTTATAAGCATCACGCTCGATCATAGCTTTCTGTGCCATCTGCTGCGCGTTCTGTGCCTCGTTCTGGATTGCTTCGATGTTTGGTTCATTTGCAGCTTTCTGCTGCTTAAATGCCTGCATTGCCTGTTCAGCTTCTTCCTGACTTAAGCCCTGCTGTTTAAAGTAGGCTTTTAATGCAGTATTTTCTTTTGCTGCTAATGTTCCATCTAACATCTGCTGAATCTTATTGTAGTCAATCTGTGGCTGTGGTGGATCAGTTGCCGGTGAGGTCTGATTTGCTCCTGGCTGTGGTGCAGGTTCTCCCTGTCCTCCTGTTGGCTCTGATCCTGGTTCCGCAAAAAACTGTAGATTCATGTTTAATTTCTTTTTCATTGCTGCTCCTTTCCATTTTGTGGGTGTCTCCCAATCATCCATTGTCTTCGGTGTCACCGCCCACGCATCTTTTACCCTCTTATCGTGTTTGGAGCATAAAAATAAGACGTCTTAACGGAACGTCTGCTACCGAGATTTATGGATCACCTCTTACTTTCTTGCCTTGGTACTTCTTTTTGGTTTTTCTTCTTCCTCAGTTGATTCCTGAGCTTCTGGTTCTTCTACTGGTTCAACGATTTCTTCCGCTACACCTGCTGCGATCAGTACCTGACCTCTTTCATCTGTAACATCGAACTCATCTCCAATATGTTTTTCAAAACCAAGTTCTCTGTCGTGATAATTGTAAGTTACTCTTACTTTCATTGCTGGTCCTCCTTTCCTTAAAAATGGGTATAAAAATACCACCAACCATTTCTGATCAGTGGTATTATCTATATCTTTTACTTCTTATCTTCATATTCTCTCACAATCTTCTTCATATACTCTCTGTATTCTTCTATCCCGTTGAAGCATTCCCAATGATACGGAATCCATTCACCAGTTATTTCATAACATCTCCTTTTTAAATACTGAATTTCTTCATCTTCTTTTAATGCCTGAATCAATTTTTTCATTCAACCAGCTCCTTATATGCCTTGAATATTCCATCTAATATTTTTTCTTTTTCATCCAATTCAAGTACATCTATGCTGCTTAAATTCGCAAATATTTCCATCGCCTGTACTTTAGGATTCGATTTCCAATAACTCTTTTTATGCCCTACTGGAACTATAATCTCACCTTCACTCAATGCGCTGATAATATCTGAAATTGCAAAGCTGTACTCATACTTCCCATTTTCTTGAAACCATTCTTGAACTTCATCTCTTTTATCATATACTTTTTGTCTACATTTTTCAATTTCTTGAAGAAATCTTTCATCTTTCCAACTATTGTATTGTAGAAAATCCATTCTATGTGTTATTTCATGCGAAAATACATAATCCATATCGTACAATTCAATATTAGGTGCTTTAGAATTGTATTTTATAATATCTTCATTAGGCAAATATGCAAAAGGCACTTTAAGTTCTTGGTCTTCTACAAATTCTACTGTATCCACAAAAAATGACATATTAGCCTTGTGTCTTGAATTATCTATGTTATTTTTTATCTTTTCTTTGAATACTTCGAGAGAATCCTTTATATTAAATCCTTCTGCTTTCTTTTGAAACTCTTCTTTCCATTCTCCAAGTTTTATTTCATACTTTTCTTTATTTTCTCTATCTAATGAATAATTTGCCAGTCTTCTAAATTTCTCTTTCTGTCTTTTGGCATATTGTTGCTTCTGATCATCCTTGTAATCTTCCTCAACCTGTTTGATCTCTTTCTTTGAAAACTTATCATCTGGCGGTGTACTGATTCCAGAAAAGTATGTTGTATGGCCGTCTTTACAGTTCGGATGATAAAGTCCTGCTGCCATTGCAGAACTCATTAACGGATAGCTTCCATCCTTACTGCTTCCACCGCTCCACACATCATCAATCAGAATCTTCCCAACAAACGGCAGGCACTTTGGACACGGATTCCCTCGCTTGTTCATAATTACAAGATGGCAACCCCATTCCTTGCGTTTTTCGCCCTCTCCGGTAAGATAAGCTCTCTTACTTGCTGTTCGGATTGCCATACCTGCGTATTCCTCAATCCTATGCATTGATCCATTCTTATACTGGATGCATTGGATACCTGCTGCAAGAAAATCCTTTGTTGCCATATCTACAGCTTTTTCATAAGTGCCAACACCACTGTTCGCATATACTTGCGCATTGAAGATTGTTTTTCGATACTGATCATTCGCACGTCTTAGCATTGCCGTTTCTGCATTGTCCATGTCAGAAACCGTTGCATCGATTAGTGCGTTCATCTTGCGATCATTAATCTTGAAGAATGCTCCATCGATATCTCCTGAACCGCCAGATGCCTGCCCGATCGTTTCGAGGATATGTGCTTCCTGGTCAAGGTACCCACGTTTTCGAGATTCGCTAATAATCGCAGGAATGCTTGAATTGATTTCTTCAAATTGGCCATTATATTTTTTAGCATTTCTCTTGCGGTACTCTTCTAAAGCTCTTAACTGTTCTGCCTGCCACATCCCCCATTCGATTCCTTCTTTTGTTTCTTCTGCTCGGTGTCGCTGCATATTACGCATCATCGATGCGATCAGTTCATCTTCTATCCGCTTAAGCGCTTCTTGAATATCGTAATCATTCATCTTTCACCTGTGTTGTAATACACTTTATACCCTTGTCTTTTGAACTCTCGTTTCATCTCCTTGAGCTTTGACATGCTGCTGCACCTGTCCTTTCTCATCTCGATGATTCCGTTTTTCTCAATCGCATAAATACCAAACGGAACGTGATCACTCATCTGTCTTAGGAACTTTTTTGTCTCCTGTCGGCTCATCCTGTACGAGTGGTTCATTATCATCACTACCATTTATTTCTCCTATCTGAAAATCTCCTGCTGCCGTATTGACTGCCGGATCTTCTACTTCCATGATTCCTTGTTCTGCTTTCAGTCTTGCGACCTCTTGTTTCTTCCATTCATCGTCTCTGGAATCGCCATACAGCTCGTCCACACAAGCTTCAACGCTCATGACTCCCTGTGATCTTCCTTTTCCAACAGTTTCAACCTGGCTCTCGAAAGATGGATTGGCATATTCTCCAAACGTTACATCTACCTCGACATCATCATTACTGCTCTGCCCATTTAGTTCACGGTATGCTTTGATACTTACCTTGATCAAACTTTGCAAGTCTTCCTGCAATGCGCCTACGATCGCATTTCTGCTATAAAGTGTAGCTTTCTCTTTTTCTCTCTGTGCATCTGCGTTATCCAGTTTCTTTACGTCAATCCCTAACGTTGACGGACTGATCAGACCTTGCAAACATAAATCCAGTGCTGTTATGTATGCTGATAGATAGCTTTCATGTGGAATCTCTGGTTGCTGCAATACAATCTCATTCTTTGCACCTTCGTGCATGTCGGAATCTGTTTTGATGTATCGATTATCAAATGGATTCACTGGTAATGTCGCTCCTGTTTCTGGATTTCTTGGAATGAAACATTCTGGAATATACTCTTTGCTTCTTCCAGCCCGAAGTGCATCCATCCATTGGCTGAATGCTTCATCAAAGGCATCGAACGCATCAATCTTACGATCAAAGATACTCTGCCCTCTACTATCCCATTTTCCAGATTCAAAGAACATAAGCGGTACAGCGAGCATATATTCGCCACGTTGCTTAACTTCTCCATCTTTACCTTCCTGGTATGTTGAGAATGCCAAGTTCTGCAAGTTTCTTGTTTCATCCAGTGCATCAAGCGGCACTTCCTTATCATCGCAGGTCAATTTATATTTGATATACCCATAGCCGTAATACTCATGCAGGATATATTCTCTTCTCTTATGGTCATAAACTGTTTTGAACTCAATCTCTGTGATCCTGCCACGGTTGTTCTTAACCTCAAGTCGTTCTCCAGGATAGTACTCAATGATCGGATACTGTGAAAGACTTGTATCAAATGTGACCTTAAAAGCTCCATCTCCAATATACAGAGTTTCTTTCGTTGCTTTCTCCAGTCGCTTCTTGATCTTGTTTTCTTTTGCGATCTCATCCCAAATATCCTGATCCTGCTTCTTTTTAAAATCAAAATCGTTTAGACTGGCAAGAGTCACACTTGTGAGCATGTCCACGATCAGCGATGGAAGTCCTGTATGAATCTTATTGATCTCCATCCCTGGACTGCACTTCGCCGCCCAGAAACTCTGCCGGCTTGTATTGATAACAAGCTGTCGGTACAGCTGTTCCAGTTCGTTGCTGTCCCCTCTGTACCAGATACGGTTTTTAATTGCATTTGCTTCGTAGTCCAATGTTTCAGTTATGTTGATTCTTGAGGGATTCGCCGGCTGTACATTTAACCAACTGCGAATCCCTCCTTTTACTTTTTCCATGATATTATCCACCCATTTCATCTTTGTCTCCTATTTGCATCTTGTATGGCAGCCATGCGTACTGACTGGCATTGATCGTATGATCGTTTCTGTCCTCTGGTTCATTGTTCTTGTCTTCTTTCCAGCTGTATCGTTCAAGTTCTGAGATATGGTTAACACAATGTTCAAGGACTAAATAGGCATCCTGTTGCAACCATGAGATCTGCAGCATGATCCTGTCTATGATCGTTGTTTTCTTGTATGCCGGAATGAAATTATAGGCACTGCCATGCAGACGTTTGTGTTTGTTCAATTCTGTGATCGTTGCCTGATCGGCTGAATCTATGAATACATCTCTTGCAAATCCCCATTCTTTTCTGTTTCTTTCCAAAAACTCAATAAAGCGTTCCACTGTATCGGATGGTGCTAACGGAATTGTTAAGTCTGCATTGCTATAAATTTCTTCATCTACTGTTATTACCTTTCGATCTGTTGTAATGATCTGATAAACCATCGCGATCGTATCTTCAGACTCAGAAGAATAGGAAGTGTCTAGCCCTGCCGTGACGATTTTTATCTTTATCTCATCATTTTTAAGCTGCTGTTTTAGCCATGCTTTAGTTTTAACATGCCGTTTTCGATCAAAATTCGAAAAGACAAGACCTGTTGCTTTTCCTCTCAATCCTTCAATCTTGTTCTTCCAGATCTTCGTCCCTTTCGGAGTGTTGGCAATGATCTTGTCTAGTTTTTCTTTTGGTAATCCCAAGTTATGCACAAAAGAAAAGAACCAATGGACCCAGTTAGGTTTTGGTTCTTCTTTTAACTCATCTTTTATTTCTTTTGGCGTTTCCTGTTCCCATTCTGGGAGTGGCCTGGAACAATTTATGTATTCTTTGTAGATCGGCAGTGCTGGATCATCAGGGTTTAGTGTTGCCATCAGGTAATCACATCGCATCGCTGATTCTCTTACAAAGTCAATATCTGCTGTATTGATCTCATCAATATACAGGCATCCATACTGACCACCTAAGGCTTTTTGCCACTTCTGTTTATCTCCATATCCAAGTACATAAATAACTTTATCGCCTTTACTTGTATGATACAATAGATGCGGAATCTTATCATCTTTGGTTCCGTTTCCATGATATTCAACAAGCTGTCCAAAATCATCGATAATCCCTAAATCTTTGTTGATGATATTCTTTTCTGCAGTACCGGTATCTTTCGCTGCAAGGATATGCAGTTTCTTTTTAGACTCTGCTACCTTAAGCATGAACTTAAAAAGACCTACTGTCGTTTTACCTGCTGCTGTCGTGCCTTCCAGGAACTCTACTGGTGCATCGCATCGGATAAACGCTTTATACTTTTCTGACAGCAACAGGCGTTCATCGCTCATTTACCCACCTCGCATCTGTTTGATCAGATCATCGAGTTTGGATTTTTCTTCTTCCAGGCCAGATACTTCCATACGGTCTTTGAACATTCCAAGATGTCTTCCTAACAATTCTAACGCTTTTCCTTTATCATTCAGCTTAATTTCTACGCCGTTACGTCCTTCTTTGATTCCTGCGATCGCTCTTACCATCATATCGGATAAATCCGTGGTATTTTTTATGATTACCTGTCCGTCCCGGACCTCTGCATAATCTGTAGCTTTCGCAAATGCAATTGCCGCCAGTTCTTTTACTACCTGATCTTGTGTTACCTCTGTACGCTCCTGACGTTCTTGCATTCGTTCCTCAATATATTTTTTAATGTTAGCATATGTTAGCAATCTGCTGCCATTCGCTCTTGCTGTTTCATCTTTTTTGATTGATGGATAAGCTGTTTTGTAAGCCCGAGTGGCATTCAAATCAATCAGATATTCATCACAAAATCTTTTCTGTTTATCTGTCATTCAGGCTCACTCCTTTCTTTCGTATCGTTCTCTTTATTTACTACTCTTTACTGTAAATGGAACAATGGATTCTGGAATATAATTCACTTCATACTTGTACTTATTAACCTTTGCCCCTCCAAGATCTTCGATCACATACATGCTGTCTTGATTCATGCCAATGATATGTTTCTTATATGTTCCATCTTCTGTCTCTACAATAAGTTTTACTTTCTTACTGCTGTCTGTTTCTAATGAAAATGCTCCAACTAGTTCAAATTCTACTTTGTCTGTTCTTGTATTGATCACTGCAAATCTGCGTAATACATTAAAATTATCTGCTTCCTGCGATACATTGCTAGATACTTTATCTGCTTCTGTGCATGCAGTTAATGTTCCACCAATAATTGCTAATCCTAACAATGCTACTAGAAATTTCTTTTTCATGTTAATCTCCTTATTCTATAATCATCCAGTCTTCTGCCAATACGTCTGTCTGTGATGCTAACCATGGAACTAACGTATCATCTGCTGCCTTCATAACAATAAATTCTTGCAGATCATTGATATCCTTTCCCGTGTACTGCTTATACATCTGGCACCCTACTTTTGGTGATTTGAATAGATACATTCCTTTTCCATTCCATCCTTTTCTTGTAACCATTAATCCACGTTTCAAATATTTAATAGCATCCCCAAAGCTAAATGTAGCCACTCCACCAAGCACAGGACAGTTCTTTGGATTTGCCACAATCCATTCATCAGATAAGATATTAGAAAGTGTATATTCAACCCTCTGCGTCTCTCTAATATCAAGTAGATCTCCCTGTCCTTTGTCAGCGTCTTTCGGTCTGCACTGCATCATAATTGTTTGCTTTTCTATGTCCCAGTACCAATATCCGCCCCAGAATGGAAGTTTTACCTTATGACCTTTTTTCATTAATTCAAATGCATCTTTAAAATTCATATCTCTTTCCTTTCTAAATTTAGACATAAAAAGACTCGGGGTCCGAAGATCACCCGAGTTCATTCATTAAGTAAAAAGAAGAGGACTAATTATGAAGTATCGCTTCATCTAATCGCTCTAGCCTATATATTAGCCTATTTTTTGCGAACGTGACCGAACATTTTCTAATTTTCTTGAAAAAATCTTGTATTTCTCATTCTACAACTGTCTTCTGTATAAGCTACTCTTCTTTTTGGATGTAACTGATTCATCTTATGTGCTACCTGCAGCCACGTCATGCCATCAATGTAATAAAATCTAAACATCATTCTTAGTTCGCTTTTCTCAATACTATTTATATATTCTTCCGCTTGATTCATGAGTTCCAGCAGTTCATTTTCTTTTTCGATCAACATAGCTTTTCGCTTATTAAGCAGCAGCTTCTTTCTGCTAAGTTCTGGTACTGGCATACCCTCAACAACAAAGTGCTGTATTCCACCCATACCGCCGCTTACTGTGTCTTTTACAGTTCCTTCTTCTGCAATTCTGAAGATCTGCTTTTCAGTCTCTGTGATTCTTCTCCTTAAATCTTTAATTTCTTCTTTCATGTCACAATATTGGATCAGTACGTTCTTGTCCACGTTCTCCCCTCCTATTATCTGCTGCCTTATTTGATTTCATTATTTTCTTAATCTGATTGTCACAAATGCCCATGCAGATTACTCTGCACAGGCTTTGCGTTAATTTACCATATTTTTCTACCACTTTTTTGTTTCATTAAATTTCTCTTATAGAATTTTCCTTTGGTAGATGAATAGTATCTGTCTTTATCTTCTTTCTTTTTCTGTCTCATTGCCTGCATGCTTAACTTCCATGCGACAAATTGTGTACATTTTCTTCTACACTTAATCCTCTTTTCTCTTTCTTTCCCAGAATTGCACTTAAGACATGGACAATCTCTATATGCCATTACGTATCACTCCTTTTATTCAAATCTTCCTG